GGCTCGTTAGCAGTCTGACGCTTACGCGGTGCGGAACTCGGTGGTAAAGCCTTGCAGGGGGCGTTTGATGCCAGATGCGGAGGCAGTACCGCTGGCGTCTACCGCTTGAGTGATCGCGCCATCGGCGACCTTAAGGCGGTAGATGATGCCAGCACCCAACGTGGGAGACGGGTCGATCGTGACGACGTTGCTTGCGAGCGTGACAGCACAAGGCACAGCCACACCGGTCGAAGCAACCTCGAGGCGGAAGCCGGTACCATTCGTCTGGCCGAGGGCCAGCTGGGTCAGAGCGGCAGTGCCGTCGGAGGTGTAGGTGACCGTGAGGTTGTTCGTAGCCACCACAGCACTTGCGTTGTCTAGGGGGACAACAGCGAAGCGGCGGTTGCCGGTCGATGCGGTTGCGTTGTTCGTGAACAACAGGCTCGACTGGACTGCACCGAAGTTGATAGCGGTTGAGCCAGCGTCATAACGGCCAAACACGGGGCGGCCACGGGACATCAGGTCATAGCTGACCTCGGTGAGACCTTCGGCGTTCACGGACTCCTGATAGTTCATCACCACAGCGTTGAAGCCGGTGAAGTCGTACAGGTAGTTGCCTGTGCTGCCATTGGCTTGACCGAGCTCCTTCATGAACTCGATGTAGATCTCGAAGTCCTTGTTGAAGCGGGCTTTCTGAATGAGGCTGAAGCCTTCCTCATAGTTGGCCCGGAACTGAGGGCAGTTCTGGCCGGCGGGGATTTCGGCATCCCTCAGGAAGTATGCGGTCACCGATGCTTGCACGGACGAGCCGGTGATCACGCTGTCAGTCCAGCCGTCATCGCCCAGGAGACGGAACTCCTGGTTGTTGTCGTTGATCTGGAAGCTGGTCTGTGTGATGCCCTGAAGCTCGATGTAGCTCGAACCGGCGTCTAGGGTCGGCAGGGTGATCATGCCGGCACTGTCGCGGTTGGCGAAGTAGCGGCAGGGAGGGGTCAGATCCACGGCACGGACAATGGTCCGGTGAGCCTTGTGGAACGAGAGCCCGATGGCGTAGTCGGCCATGGTTGTGTCCTCTTAGGGGATCGGGGGGTTCAGCACAGTCCCGCGGATGCGGGCTGTCAGGGCCTCAAAGGTGGCCTCGGTCCGGGCCATGTACGTGACTTGGTCCCGTGGGAAGGCGCGGGATAGACGACGGCTGATGTCCAGCAACGTCGTTGACATCCGCGTTCCTTTGTTGGTCCCGTAGTTGGTGAAGCGCACGTTCCACGTTTCGATGGAAATCACGCCCCCTACGGAGCCGGGGCTGACGATCTCGGGCACGTCCTCGATGGTGCATTCGATGCCTGTGACCACCCAGTTGGAGGGGACCATGGAGGCACCGACGACGTAGACCGCGGGAGTGCGGCTGTTGTTCGGGAGCGTGTAGTAGCCCGGCCAGGCGGTGTACGGCTTGAGGGTGGTGCCGTCAGCCTCGTACAAGTCGAGGATGTGGCGCTCAATCGTTGACCGCAGTGCAGTTACTGGCGGGCAGTGCGTGGAGATCGTCATGGCTGCTCCTCCAAGGCACGGCGGAGCAGTTGACCGAACTTGGCAGGAGCCTCTTGAAGGGGCGCCTGGGTCCAGGGTCGGCCTGGGAAGCGTTGACCGTTGAGGCCAACACCGCCCTCGTGGACTTGAGCGGCGTACTCGGTGGGCCAGGTGAAGGTCACCGAGCCGTCCGCGTTCACAGTGCGGGTTTGGCTGGCACGAAGGCGGCCAGAGTCCACGATGTCCCGTACCTGCGGAGGGGTGGGATAGTTCCACTTCGCCGAGGAGATTTCCTGGGTAAAGCGGGCATCCAGCCAGGTGCTCAACTGCTGCACGGCCGTAGCCGTCGCTGTTTGCAGGGCCTGGTCAAGAGCGCGACGTTGCTGGGCCATCAGGCGGGACCTCCCACAACGCGGAAGATGCCGCTCAGGCTCTGGCGAATGTCGCGATAGGCCGCCCGGTCCATGTTCAGGCTGTAAGTCAGCTCGAACCGGCCTCGGTAGCCGTTGATGGTGGCGACTGCTTGGCTTCCGTTCGTGATCCGGGGATCGAGAACAGAAGGGCTCAGCAGGCGACCTTCGCAGGCGTAGATCGTGGTATCGATGCCATCTTTCCCTGTCCACCGCGGTGGCTGGAGGTTGATGGCGGCGAGATACTCGACAATCTCGGTGCTCTGAGTGGTGTTACCCGTAGAGGGATCCGTGGTGGTGAAACCGGTGGCCACCTCGAACGCCAGCTGAGCGTTGCCCCAAGGGGCGTAGCTACCGATAGTGGCGGGTGAGATAGCCATGGTCAGAGCGCGAAGCCTGAGATGGGGAGGCTGCCAAGCAAGCGCTGGTACTCCTGGCCATAGAGCGAGGCTTGGATCTGGTCCCCTGTAGGGGAGCCCGACATAGCGCCGACCTGGAGGCCGATCTGCATCACGCGGGTGGCCAGCAAGTGGGCCGCGAGATAGCTGACTGCGTCGCTGTGGATGGTTCCCCAGCGCGTTTCAGGAGTGAAGCGCCCGGCCTCGGCCAACGCACCCTCGATTACCTCGAGCGACAGTTCGCCAAACTCGGGGAAACGGATGAGAAATACGTTGGCGGAGGGGACAGCCATCAGCCGTTGCCTTCAGTGATGGCGCTGATGCGCTTGGCAATGGCGTTCTTCACGCGGATCCGGGCTTCTTTCGCGTCCCAACGCTGGAGTTGGGAGACGTCGAAGCTGTCCTCGATCAGGTTCAGAGCTTGATTGATCGGCAGATCCGAGATCGTGTCAGCCGTCGAGGGTGAGATCGTGGCGTCCTCGGTGGTGTCGCTGGTTTCCTCTTCGATGCGCAGGGCACCGAGTTTGAGGAGACCTTTGACCACGTCGTAGTCCTTGATCTTGTCCCAGGTGGCAGCGGGGAAACCCCGGTTCACACCAGAGGTGAGCTGGATGTGATCGGTTACGCCAGCGCCTGCGATGAAGGAGAAGCCCAAAGAGCACTCCTTGTCCATGGGAGGACTTTCAAGCTCGGGGCGATAAACGAGGATCATGGTCCGGTGAAGTGAGAGAGCCAACCAATTCAGAGCGGGTTAGGAGCAAGCCTGGGATCAGGCCTTTTCCAGCACCATGGCGCTCTTGGGGTAGTAGAGGGACAGGCCGCCGATGCGGGCGTGGGCTGCCACGGAGAACTCGAGGGCCTGACGCACGGGGGGCAGGAACTCGAGAGGTTGGGGCAGGTGCAGTTGCAGCTTGTCGGGGCTGCGGTCGTACACGAACACGCGGTCCTTGGATAGCGAGCCACCCGACTTGGAGGCCTCGAGCTCGTTGATGGGCTCGATGGCGCTGATCATCGGGTTCGTCCGGAGGAAGAACTCCATGATCGTGGTGTCCGAGGTGGACGACCGGGGGGTGGTGCTGATGATGCGGTACACGTTGTAGGGCACCAGCATCGTGTTGGGCATCTCCTTCATGTTGGAGTTCTGCACCACACGGGTGGGAACTTCATTCAGGAGTTGGATCAGCTCGTCGGTGGTTGCGGAATCGAACCACACGCTGGGGACCAGCTTGTCGACCTGATCGTTGTTGAACAGGCCCTTCATGCCCGAGGCAGCGTCGCCGAAGTAGGCGATTTCCTGCACCTTCTCCTCGTAGGCGCGACGCACGGCGTTGGCACGGCGCTGCTCCAGGTTCATGCCGGGCACCATGGCGGCGGCACGGGTTTCCTGGATGGTGTACGCGAAGGAGGCACCGAGGCTGCGCACAGGGTGCGTGACCTCTTTGCGCAGAACGTCGGCACGGGGCAGGTCGTTGGCTTTGTCGCCAATAACCTTCATCGAGCCTTGCTTATCGAAGACGCGATAGGTGAAGGAGTCAGCGCCGGATCCGACCTCGGTGGAGATCGGGATCAGCTGGCTGTACTTGATGTCGGCGTACTCGACCTCGAAGGTGCGAGCCAGGATGGTCTCCAGCTCACGGGCGAGAAAGACGCCGACCTCGTCGTTACGAATTTCGGTAGTCATTGGTAAAAGCTCCGTGATCAGGAGTCAGCGGCGAAGGTGCAGGCTGGGATGTCCAGTTCCAACAGCACCAGACCGGCGCCGGAGGTCTCAGACAGCCAACGAGCACCCGCCGTGACGGCGGTTGTCCTGGTGCCAGATGCGGTCTTGCAGAAACGACCGAGGAAGGCGCCGGAAACGGTGCCCGAGTAGTCGGTGTCCCAGAAGCGGACAGCGTCGCCCAGTGCTACGGCCTCGGTGGTGTACACCCAGACCACACCTTTGGAGAGCACGTTGACGGTCTCGGTGTTGGGGTAACCGAGGCGACCGTCAGCAGCAAACGGGGTAGGCACAGGGATGTAGGCCGAGCCACCACGAGTGCCCTCGAAAGTGAGGGAGTCGATGGCGAGACCCACGATGCCGGTGGCACCGGTGGC